GCGAGCACTTGGTGGCGCGCGTCCTCGGGCGAGAGCGTGCGGCCCGCGGCGTCGGCCTCGCGCTGCAGATGCTCAATGCCCTTCCGAATCGTCGCCTCCGAGAATTGTGCCTCCGCGGCCGCGCGGCCCACCGAGATCGCGCGCCCCTCGCCGTCTACTTCGTCGGGGAGTCGGGCGGCACGGGGGGCGCTGGGGTCGCCGGTCGAGGCGAGGCGCTCGGCGGCGCGGCGGCGTCCGCGCTCGCCCCACCAGAGGCCGAAGAAGACGCCGGCGCACTGGCCGAGGAGGACGACGACGACGAGGGCAACGGTGAATCGGTCGATGGGGCCTCCGGGGTAAAGCCGAGGATCGGCGTGAGCAGCCAGCGCCAGAGGCGGCGGTACCAGGTCTGCTGTTGGCGCGCGCGCGCCTGCGCGCGCTCGTAGAGCAGGAAGAGCAGCCCCAAGTCCGCGCGCGTGACGAAGCGATCGGGGCTCTGGGCGATCCAGTCCTTGACACTGACGCCGGCCCCGAGCGGGCGCTTACGGGAGTTCTTCATAGTTCTCGTCGGGCCGGCGGTGGAACGTGCGGTCGCCGCGGCCCTTCATGCCGCGGTCGCGATCGGCGGCGAGCATCTCGGGATCCCAGGCGCTCGGCTCGGACACCCCGCCCCAGGTGGACTTGGCGGGCGAGGGGCGCGAGGCGATCGCGTAGCGGGTCTCGTCGTAGAAGTCGTCGCCCCCCTCCCCCCAATCGTCGGCGTCCGTCTTCAGGACGTCCTCGGGGTCGTCGGGGTCGATGACGCGCGTCTCCAAGACGTCGAAGCAGCGGCGGTTCGTCTCGGTGTCGAAGAAGCGGAGGCGCGGGTGGATGTCGGTTTTGTTGGGCCCGCGGCCTTTGTACGAGAACGCGTCGCGGAGCGCCTGCAGGCCCATCTTGCGGTCGATGTTCGCCTGCGAGAGCGGGAGGCCGAGCGTGCTGAAGGTGTCGGCAATCGTCGGGGTGTCTTCGCCGCGGGCCTTGATGTTGGCCCACGCGTCGTGGCCCGCGCTGATGTAGGTGAGTTTCGGGATCCCGAGCTGCGCGAGCCGGCCGTTCACGCGCTGCGCGATCTCGTGGGGCAGGAGCCGGCGCCCGGTCACGGTGTCGATCTTGAAGACGTCGCCGTCTTCCGACGTCGTGTAGAACCCGAACGAGAACGGATGGTTGTAGCCCCAGTCGAAGGCGCCGAAGACGGGCCAGTGTCCCGGGCGCTCGAACGCGGGGATCAGGTGCACTTCGCGGCGGAGCTCGGCGAGCGCGGACCCGGCGCCCGCGGAAAAGTCGCCGTCGCGTTGCCAGGAGCGCCAGGGCTCGGGCAGGCGATCGAGCTTCTCGGCGTAGCGGGGGTCGCGCTGCATGAGCTCGGCGTTGTCGGTGAGCCGGGCCTGGAGGAAGGCGAAGTCTTCCGGCTTCTCGCCGTCCTCGGTGTGGAACCGCTTCTCGACGAACCACCGCTTGTACCAGAAGTGGCCGGGGCCACCCGGGTTCGAGGGGAAGAGCGCGAACGGCCGCGCCATCGGCACGGTCGCGCGCAGCCGGTTGCCGGTGAGCCAGTTGACTTGGAAGTGGGAGTAGTGGGTCGCCTCCTCGAAGATCATCCAGTCGTATTCGGGGCCCTGATAGATGAAGACGTCCTGGTCGTTTCGGAGATAGCCGAAGTAGGAACGGCTGCCGTTGAACCAAGAGACGAGGAGGTCGTTGCCGTTCCACTTGTAGAGCTGGCGGCCGGCGATGACGGCGGGCACCTCGGCGCGGAACTTCTGGACGTGGTTTTCTTTCACCTCGCGTTCGGTGCGGCGGAAGAGGATGCCGGTCGAGCCGGGCCACATGAGCGCGGCGGCGGTGAGGACGGCGCGCGAGAGGTAGGATTTGCCGCCACCCGCGGCGCCGCCGAAGCCGATGTAGGAGGGCCCGGGGGTGTTCTTGGGCCGGAAGATCGGCGTGAGCTGGTACGCCTCGTACTGTTTCGGCTGCAGGGCGTAGAGGACGAGGTTCAGTTCTTCGATCGTGACGACGGGGATCTTGACGATCGGTGGAGGGGCGGTCATCCGAACGCGATCGCCGCCTGCTCGTTCAGCCACCGCCCGTGTTGGATCAGGTACTGATTGAGCGGGTTGAGCCCATACTTCGCCCAGAACGCGGCGGGCTGGAGCTGCTCCTCTTCGTGGTGGTGCGCGCGGCAGAGCGAGACGGCGATGTCGCCGTGGATGCGCGTCTTCGGGGTGTGGGCCGGGTCCGAGCTCGTTTCTTGGCGGAGGCCGAGGTGTTCGCAGACGACGCAGCGTTGCCAGCGGAGCCAGGCGAGGAAGCCGGGCTCGCGGAGGATCTCGGGCTTCGGGGCGGCGGTCACGCGAGTCCCGCGGCGACGAAGCGCGCGCCGTGCAGGAAGTTGTCCGCGACCGGCCGGCAGAGCTCGCCGGCGGGGGCTCCACACTCCGTGCACGGCACCGCCTTCGCCTGTGCCCACGCCTCGACCATGTTCTGGAGGGGATTGCGGAGCATCCGGTCGACGTCGGCGTCGGTCACGAGCAGTACCAGCGGACGGCGATTTTCAGGGCGCGGGCGAAGTCGCGGCGGCGCTCGAGGCGGGCGAGGTAGGGCTCGAGGTCCCACAGCCGCTTGCGGCGCCCCTTCACGGGATCTCTTTCACGACGATCGCGCCGTTCGGGGACCCGAGCGCCACGACCCCGACGGGCATCCGGACGTCGGCGAGGATGGGCGTGTTCGGCCCCGTGCAGGGCGGCAGGTGGCGCAAGATGTCGTCGGCGACGAGAAAGGCGTGGACGAGCTTCTCGTCCGTGGTCACGGAAGCACGTCGTCGTAGATCTGCTCGGGGTGAATCCCGAGCTTCTCGACGGCCTCGAGGTACGCCCCCTGCTTCGGCTTCGTAGCGTCGATCATCTCCTGCGTGATTGTCACCTTCGTCGAGACGTCGCCGGGGCACGGGCAGAGCTTCCACCGCGTGTCGTGTGTCAGGCACCAGAAGTGCCCGTGCCGCTCCTCGAGGTGGAGCTCGACCGGCTCCCTCACGGGAGGGGCCCGAAGGGTGGGCGGGCGTTGCCGACGTTGACGGAGACGTAGTGCTCGACGAAGAGGCCGCCGGCCAAGACGAGGACGGCCGCGATCGACTCGAGGGACAGGTTGAACGGGAGGCCGGCGAGGATGAGCCACGCGACGAGCGTGACGACTTCGAGGGCGGTGAACAGGATGACGCCGATCAGGGCACGCGACATAGAACCTCCGTTAGGAGCGGGGGGCGAACCAGACCGCGTAGACGATCACCGCGACGACCCCCCCGTACAGCAGCCAGAACCCGATGTCGACCGCCCAGGTCGCCGCCGACTTCCCGAAGCCCGTGAAGCGGCCCTCGCGCTCGAGCCGCTCGAGGTCCGCGGCGGCCAAGAGCGACAGGTGGCGCCGGCGGGCATCCTTCTCGACGACGATGGTCATCGGGGGAAGCCGCTCCCCGAGGCTGCCCGGTCGTCATCGTGGACGCCTCTCCCGGGCATTACTCGGAGCAAGGACCGAGACTCCGGCCGGCGGCCTCGGCGCGGCAGGAACATTTCACGCCGAGCGGCCACGTCCACGCCGCGCACCCGGACCTCGAGGGGAGCAGCGGGCCTCACGATGCGGGCGGGGGATCGCCGATGGCGACCTTCACGGTGAACGCGCCCCGGCCGTTCTGTTCGAGATGTCCGTTCGTCTCGAACCCGATCTCCGCGCCCGCGGGGATGTTGAGCGGCGCCTGCGCGACCAACGCCTCGATCGCGTCCAGCGCCCGCACGGAGGCGGGGGAACCCTGCACCTGCCCCCGGCCCATGTCGAAGCACCGCTTCACCTCGCTCGCAAACGCGGCATCCCGCGCTTTCCCGCTGAACGACCAGCTCATGGGGCCTCCTTGTCCGGCATGGTAGTGATCGCGGCTCCCTCGGGCGGCGCGCGCAAGGCGCGGAACTCGTCGTACGTCCAGCTCCGCGCCGGATAGGGCGTCTGGGCCGCCACGCCTTCGAGGATGTCGCGCAGGTGCTCGACGTACCGTCGCAACAGGGCCAGCCGCGGGGGCTCCGAGAGGTCGGGCGCCGACGACTCGGTGATCGCGGCCGGGGGCGACTTGAGCCGCTCGGCGGCCTCGAGCAGCAGGCCCACGACGTCGGGGCGCACCCCTTCCCGCGTCTGCACGCTCATCAGGTCGAGCATCGACGCGATCGCCACGAGCGCGGGGGCTATCCCGCCCCACACCTCGACCAGCCGGTCGTACTCGACCCGCAACCGCTCCACCGCCTTCACCCGCTCGGCCCCGTTCAGGCGGTACGCCCCGCCCGTCATACCCTCCACCTCCATCACTCGGCCCCCCTACTCGGTTTCACGTGAAACTGCCGCGTCGCTGTCACCAGAATCACGACGAAAGTCTCCCAAATCCCGGGAAAATACCCGCCACTCCCGACACCATCCCATCACTAACACGACGAAAGAACCCCAAAATCAAAAACTGGGTCGCACGAGCCTAGCTGTCACCTGGGGGCCCCGCGCTCCGCTTTTCCCTTTCGGCCTTCCGGGTGCGCGGTGCGGTCGGCTGCGGGTGATCGACCGTGCGTTTCGTGCTCGACTCCCCCGACAAGCGCCCCGACAGGTGCGGCGGGCAGATGGCTAACGCCTGCAAGCGCAGAAGCATGGCCAGCCTGCCTGCCCCTGATGCCCGATCAGTCGCCATCGTGTGCGGCCCTTACGGCGATGGTGAATGGCGCCCCGTCCGCGCCCGTCAGCTCGGTGCGGATGGGCACGCCGCCACGCGCGAGCAGCAGGTCAAGCGCCTTGATCCGGTCTTGGATGGCGACCTGCTTCCCGTCCTTCTCGGGCAAAGTGCCCTTGAGGGCGATATGCGTTAGCTGGCGGGCGGCTTTGGGCGTGGCGGCCTCAAGGATTCGCCGCGCAACCGCTGAGTGTGTACGGCTTTTGTTGCCGGGATTGCCACGCCGAAGGGCGCCGCCATGCTTCTGCGGCTCTAGTGGTGCTGGCAGTAGGTGCGTAGCTGCTGTCACGCCACCAAGGTACGCCTAGGCGGCTGTCCGAGCAAGCGCCGAAGGACACCCCGGAGCGCGAGCGCGAGCGATGCACGATTTTGCTGCGCCCGATTCACAGAGGCGCGGGCCGGTTTTGCTACGCGCCTTCTGCTGCGGGTGTGGTGGGTTTCGTGGTGCATGGTGGGCATAGACGGCGAGCGGCCCGGCTATCTGAGCCCGGGCCGTGTGTGGTGGGTGGGGTTGGCCGGCTGCGCCGGCCCGGGGCTAGTCCGGCTCGGGTGGGTCGAAGTCGCTGGCTTCGTCTGCGAGCCGTTCCTGGTAGTCCTTGGGTGTGGTGTCGAGGGCGGGCGTCTGCGGGCCGCCGTCCCCCGGGGTGTTGGCGTGCGCGGTGCGGATATGCTCGGCGCGTTCGGCCTGAGTGAGCCACTCGCGACTACAGTGCGGGCACATCATGGGGTCGCCTCGATGAAGTGCAGGAAGCCACCGAAGCGGCCGGCGCGATACGCGGCGCTGGCGGCGGCGGCGGCGTCGGTTTGGGTGGCGTACAGCTCGGGGTAGTCCTGTCTGACTCCACGCGCGTCGTAGGTGTAGACGCGCCAGTGCGTCTCACGCGTGCGCTCGTCCGTGAAGCCGTGATTGCATCCGCCGAGCAGCGGGTGACACACGTGCGTCGTGTCGTCGGGCTGGGCCAGGCGCTGCGCGGGCGTCAGCTCCACGATGGCGGGAACGCCGCAGCGCGGGCAGGGGCACAGCGGGATGAGGGGCACGGCGGAGGCCGGGACCTTGGGGGCGGGCGCGGTCATTGGTCGAGCCCCCGGAGGAACGCTTCACCCGCGCGCGTCCACTCCATGCGGGCGGCGTCCAACTCGTCGGCCGTGGCGTTGTCACCCTTCTCGCGCAGCGCCGTGTCTACTTCGGCTGCGTACCCGTTGACGGTGTGCGCGTAGGTCAGGCAGGCGTCGTGCAGCGCCTTCGCGCGCGGGTCTTCGGTCTCGCCGGCCAGGTGGCGCTCGACAGCGGCCAGCGTGGCCTCGATCTCGTTCGAGTCGCTGGCCTGGACGTACACGTCCCACGAGCCCGCGCGGTGATCTGTGAACTCCTGCAGGATGACCACGCGGCCGCCGATGTTGTACGCGGTCAAGGTGAAGGCGTTGCGTTGCGCGGCTTCCCCTGCGAGCCAGAGCGCGAAGGCGCTGGGGAATCGCTCGGCGATTACTACAGAGCCGGGCTTGCGCTTGAGGGGCTGCGCGGCGGCGCGTGCGTTCTCTTCGCACTCGCTCGCCGACAGACAACACACGTCGGGGCTGGGGCAACGGTGTTCCATAGGTCACGCTCCTATGTGGGGTGAAGGTTGGCTTACTCGGTCATCCTAGCGGTTTCGTCGTGACCGCGCAAGTAGTAGAAAGAGAACGGCCCGGGGCGAGCCCGGGCCGGGGTGCAGGGTGGGAGCGCTGGGCGTGACTCAGCGCACGAGGACGGCGACGGCCAACAGCACGAGGCCGAGCGCCAGGGTCACCAGACGGTGCACGGTGCGCGGGGTCATCGAGCGCCCGCGACTGGTAGGCCGTTTTCGAGGATGTGCTCAAGCGCGTCAGCGATGCGCGCGAGCTGGTAGGCCGTCTCGTACTGCGCGGCTTGCTCCCACGTCTCGTGATCCGCGTGGCAACGGCGCAGGTCGAAGTCTTGGGGCGGGTACTGCTCACGTTTGCGGCTCATGCTGGCACCGATGCTGCGAACCGACGCCACCAGCCACTTGCCCCGCAGGTTGGGCAAATCGGGTTGTGAGGCAGCGAGGCCACCGTCCATTCACGGTCACAGGTCGCGCACCACCACACCTCGTTGCGCGCCCCCGCGACCTCAACGCCGAGCTTGTTGCCGTCCTCCGCGCGCCGCTCGTGCTGCGCGTGCGCCTGGGCTTGCTGGGGCGTCCGCGTCTTGTGCTTGTGACAGGGGCAGCAGCGGCCATCCTCGCCGCGCTTCCGGCACACGCACTTCGCGCCACAGATGGGGCAGCTCATACGTCGCACCCGCAGCCAACGTGATGCTGTCCGTCGGGGTCGTGCGGGCAGGCGGCTCCCTCGTCGGCCTCACGCTTCGCGAGCGCGTCGAGCCACCGGGTCTCACTCGGGACGAGCGGCTGCACCTCGTGGTGATCCACAGCGGCGATGTCCCCGCCCGCCATCTCGCCCTTGTCGGGCGCGAGCTGTATCACCGTCGGGTGCGTGTCCACGGTGTAGTCCTCGTCGAACTCCACCACCACGACGTCCACTTCGGCGGGACGATCAGCGCCCACGGCCTGCACGATGCCGCCTTCGACCGTCAGCACGACGCGGTTAGGGCGCTGCGTGTTCAGCTCCTCGCACAGCGCGTCAATCTCCTGCGGGCGGGGCGCGTCGTGCGCGCCGCAGTTGGTGAGCACAGCCCAGACGTCGCCTAGCGGGCTCTTGCTCTCGGGGCCGTCGTACTCGTCTAGGGCTCGCTCGATCAATCGCAGCCCGGCGAGAATCGCGCCGGTACGTTGGGCGGGGGTCATGCGGCACACTCCTCGAAGAGGTTGGGGTCATTGAGGCCGAGCTGTTCGCGTCGCGCGTTCGTCCAGTTCTCGGCGGCGTTCGGGCCGGCGAAGTCACCGACGAGCGCGGCGGCCAGGCGCTTCGACTGACGGGCCAGCTCGGCGGTGATCTGCTTGGGCGTCATGTCCGCCACGGCCCGGGGGCCGGTGAGCGGAGAGAGTGGCGGCGCGTCGGCGTAGGCGTGCTCGCGGCGAATCTCGTCGCGCACCCAGCCCGGTTCACGTTCCCACCACGGGTTAGCGGGGCGGTGGACGTCGGGGACCACTCCGCGCGCGCTCCCGTACTGGTAATCCACGTCAGCGATGCACGCGCGGCACTTCGTCGCGCGGCTCATGGCGTCACCTTCGCCAGTGCTCGCGCACCGAGACAGGCCGCACACTCGCCGCACTGTGTGACGCCACGATGACAACGAGGGTCAAGCGCCACGAATAAGCGGAGCGCCCCCAGCAGCTCCGGCGCGGCGGCGATCAGGCGCGCGTTGGCCTCGTTAAAGTCACGGACTAAGGCAACGTCGCGCCCGGTCGCTTCCGGGTAGGCTGCGAAATCGTGATTGCCCGCCGTGGGTTGGTACGTCCACGGCCCCGGAGTGTGCGCGCTCATAGCCACCTCTGCCGCAGCGCGTAGCCGCCGTCGCTGTGCGCGTGCGGGGTGTAGTCGCGGTCGCCGTTCGAGTGGTCGTTACTCGGGCAGCCCTTACCGATGCACGAAAAGTTTTTGCCCCAGAGGCTGTAGGCCAGGTCGTACACGATGGCGAAGCCCATGTCCATGCCGCAGCCGCCGATCTTCACGGCCTCGCGCTTCTCGTCGAACGTGTAGCCGACGGCCTTGCAAATGAGGGAGTCGATCCAGCGGGGTGAGTCGTCGCGGATGACGTAGCACGAAATGCTCCGCGACATCCCCGAGCGGGCGACGTGCTTGACGGTGGTGTGGACCGTCGAGCCAGGTGGGAGCAGCTCGCGCAGCGTCACCCGCGCGGCTTCCTGTTCAGCCTTCGTGTATTTCATCGGTCACGCTCCGATGAGGGGGACGGTTGACCTACGCGGGCAACCTACGTGATGCGTTTCGTCGTGTCAAGGGCGGGGGAGTAGGTCAGCCGAGACCCTCGGGGCGCGTCTCAGCGTCGAGCCGGTGACGCGCCTGGGCCACCGCGTAGACCTGGGGGTCCGTCAACTTCGGGGAGCCGTCCCGTACCGCGCCGATGCGTTCGAGCCCCGGCCATCCCGCGCACCCCGGCCAGTGTGCCGGGGAGCGGCCGAGCAGCTTCCGCAACTTCTGGCGTGTCGCGCTGGGCGGCGGCGATGAGCGCGGCCATTTCGTCCGCACGCCCCGCAGCATGCGCCAAGCACAGGACGCCGAAAGCCGCGAGCCCCCACAGGAGCGCCACCAGCGCGGCGAGCATCACGCTTAGTCTTCCCTCGGCTGGGCCAGTATCCAGCGGTCGACTTCGGCCACGTCGACAACGGGGTTCGCGCGGTCGCGCGCGCTGCGATGCAGCTCGGGCACGTCGCGCACGTCCCAGCGCCGGCCATCCGCACAGCGCACCACCTCGCACGTCCCGAAGTCGAACCACCAGGGCGCCGACGACACCGGCTTCGCCTCGGCGGGCCGCACGCCCCGCGGCATCCCGGGCCCCTCTTGGCGGTGCGTCACGCGACGAGCCCGAGCTTGCGGAGGTGGTCGAGCGCCTCACGCACGCCCCCCATGACGTATGCCACACCGCGCGCCTCGCAGCGGATCTGCCACTCGACCTGTTCGGGGCGCTGCCGGCCGGCGGGCGCCTTGCTTTCGTGAAACCACGGGGCGGCGTGAATCGCCGCATGCCCCGCACGAGCGGCGCGCGCCCATTCGCTGCGGAGCGGCGGAAACACGTACAAATCCGGTATGCCTGCGGTGCCCGGCTCGCGCCGGCTGCCGCGCCGGTAGCTCTGGGCGGTGCGCGCGACGAAGCAGCCGACGCTCTCGTAGAGCTTCACGACCTGGGCCTGCACGCCCTGCCGGCCGAGCTCGAGCTGGGTCACGGCTTCCTCGGCACGAAGCGGTCGAGGATCGAGCCGATGGCCTCGGGCGGCTTCGGGTCAGCGGGAAACGTGCGGCGCTCGCGCGCCTTGGACTTCTCGTAGACCGCCTCTTGCGCCTGGAACAGCAACGGACGAACCCCGTGACCAGTGTTGAAAAGGCATCTCATCGTCAGTTTCTCGCCCGGCCGCTTCTTGCCGAGCTCGCCCGCCTCGCACATCAGCCGCACGCCCTCGATGGCGTCGGCGATCTGGTAGCCTGTGAGGCGCTGCTTGCGAAGCGCGCGGATGATCTGCACGTCGCGACCGTCGCTGTAGCCCTTCGGGGCTTTGCCGTCGGGGACGTACAGGTGCAGGCGCACCAGGCCCATGAGCTGGCCGTCTGTGAGGTCGCCTGTTCCGTTCGACCGGGCATCGCCCGGCTGCGAAGCAGCCGCACTCTCTCTCTGCCTCTTCTCTGTCTCTGTCTCTGTCTCTGGCATAGAGTTCGTATAGACTCCGTCTAGAGTGTCTAGAGTTGGACTAGACAGTTCCCCGTCGAGCACGAGAAAACCGGCCGCCACGAGGGCCTCTAAGTCCCTGTGAACACGGATAGATGGGCGCCGCAACCGCCACGCTATATCACGACTAGAGGCGACGACCGCGTTGGAGGATTCAGACGCGAGCAGCCACATGGATACCAGCACTGACTGTGCACTGTCGGGAAGCGCCTGGTATGTCGGATCGTCGAGGATGTCGCGGTATAGTTTGATCCACACGGGCCGCTTCTTCTTGTAGTGCTGGAAGCGGTCCCAATTCTTCACCCGGAGTACGCCGCTCACATGTACCTGTGCGGCACGGGCAGGTGGAGCGCCTTCGCCCGCTTGAAGGCCCACTCATTCTCGCCGTACGAGGGCATGCGCTCGCCGCGCTCGTAGGCGTCGAGCAGGTTCTGCGAGTAGTCCCCCGGTGTGAGGTGAGCCGGGTTGCAGCACGCCTTGCGGACACCGCTCTCTTGGCACACCCTCCCGTGACAGGCCAGCTCGTCATCGGCGAGCGGCCGGGGCGGCACGCGGCCATCGGGGCTACCGAGCACCACGGCCAGGCGGTTGCCCCTGACCGTCTTCCCGTTGAGCCGGAAGTGGGGGTAGCCGTACTTGTTGAGCGCCGCCGTCCACGGCCAGCAGGCATCGGGGCCGCCGGAGCGGTCCACCTTCGCCCAGAACCGCTCGGCAAGCGTGCGCTTCACGTCGCGGCCGGGAGGAGTGCGCGGTAGCCGCCTTCGCCGGCCGCCTCGTCCATCATCGCCGAGACCTTTTTCACAGTGCCGTCCCCGGGCGACCTGACGAGCGTGTGCGCGAGGAACGCCTCGCTCATGGTCTGCATCCCGGCGCCGGCCGCGGAACACGCGGCGTCCACCCACAGCACGAGGTGGCGCCAGGCCACGCGCTCGGCCTGCTCCCATCCGTACTTGGTTAGGTGAACGTGCGCGTAGAGGGCTTTGGCCACCGCCTCGATCGACACCTCGAGCCGCACCGGCACCGAGACCTTCGAGCCCGGCGTGTCGGGCACGCGGAAGGCGACGCGCGCAATGCGCTTCTCCCAGTCCGAGCCGAGGTTGAAGTCCGAGGCGCCGTAGCGCCGAAGGATCCGCTCAAGGTCGCGCTGAGACGCGCTCACCGCCGTCGATGTGTCGGCCGACTTCACGAATCGCTTGCTCACGTTGTGGCTTTCCGGCGTCGCCGCCGTTCGATGAGGTTCAAGAGCCGTGGATCCCAGCGCACGAGGTCGTCGGCCAGCCAGCAGGTCCACGTGTTATTCAGCTCGACCTTCAACTCCTGCCGGCACTCCTCGACGAGCGTCTTCGCCGAGAGGCGCGTCGTCCCCGCCCGCAGCAGCCCGAGCGCCCGGTCCTTGATCCACACCCAGGCGCACGCGCCGTCGCGCGTCTGGCGCCATTCGAGGTAGGCCGCGTACCTGTTCTGGTCGCGCGTCGGGGTCTCGACGGCCGGGCCCGTCGGCGGCGCTGGAAGGTCGAACACGTCGGCCTGGTCAGTGTCCACGGGCTTCGGCCTCCTCGCGACCGAGCGCCGTCGCGCACTTCGTACAGAGCAGCTCGCGGTAGACTTTGTCGTTTGGGTGGACCTCGAACTCCTGCTCGCACCGCGCGCACTTCTCGGCCGGCGCCGTCTTGGCGCCGAGCGGGGCGGGCTCCTGGTAGACGGCCTCGATCTTCATTTGCTGCTCCCCCTCCTTCGTCGGCTCGACGAGCCCGTCGCGCTTGCAGACCCAGCCCTTGAAGCCGAACTGCTCGAGGAACGTGCGCGTTTCTAAATGCCAGGCCGCGGCACTCCGGTCGCTGAACGCCTTGCGGAGCCGCCGCGCGATCCGCAGCTCTTTGCGGAAGCTCGGGGGCACACACATCGCGACGAGCGCGCCGCCGGGGAGAATCCTCCAGGCCCAGCCGCCCTTGGCGGCGTACGCCTCGTGCTTCAGCTTCTCGGCGAGCGCCGGCAGTGTACCAGCCCAACGCGCTTCTTCCGGCGCGGCGAGGAAGTCGGGGTGTGGCGTGCGCTCGGTCATTCCGCCCCCTCGTCGTTCGGGTACTCGATCTCCTGGGCGCCGCAACTCCGCGCCATGAACACGGCGTCGGTCAGCGAGCGGTACCAGCTCCCCGACGAGAATGAGCCCACGGGTCCGCGCCACGTGATGAGCCAGACGTGGTGGCGGCGCGGGCCTCCGCCCTTCTCAGCAGAGACGGTGAACTCGCGTTCGCGGAGCTCGGCGACGGCGGTCATACCGAGCCCTCCCAGCCCCACTCACGGGCGAGCGCGTACAGCTCGTCAGCCGGCCGGAACCACTCGCCGCGGATGTGGAGGTGCTCGAAGCGTCGGTGTAGAGACCTCTCCGTGACGCCGATCCCTGGGCTGCTCCCCAGCAGGCGCACCGGGTACGGGCAACTCTGCGCGATGTTGCCGAGGCGGATCTTGACGTCGGACGTGAGACCGATCTTGATGGGTCCGGGACCGCTCGGTTCGATTACCTGAATGAGGTAGATCGAGCTGCGTGGCGTCTTGCGCCGCTTGATGGCGGCCACACGGTACCCTCGACCGATCGAGCCGTAGAGCTCTCCGACGGTTACCTCGCCGTCGTGGAGCTTTTGGAGTAGCTCGTACTGCCCGGCCTCGCGGAGATTCCGCAGCCAGTCCAGGCGGTTCTCGTACTCCTTGTGGGTCTTGGCGCCCGAGGCTCGGCGGATGTTGCCGATCCCCTTGACCCGCATCTCGATGATGAAACTGCCCCTGCCGTTGGATCTGTAAGCCACCAAACCTCCAAAACGTGTCGGGGTTTCCGTCGGAGAACTTTCCCCGCCTGCCTCGGTTTCCCTACTCGGCTGTCCGAGCAGGCGCGACAAATAAAAAGTCGTTTCCCTCTAGCGAGTTAGGTCAACCTCCACGGTGGCCCGTCGCATCTGACTCTGGATCAGGAGAGTCCTGGTTCGATCCCAGGAGGGGCAACTTGATGTCGTCGTGTACGATGGTGTCGTACTCTTTTCCGGCCGGGGCCACGCCGTCGGGGGGATTGTCGGGGGGCGCGACCCCACGCCCCTCTAGGTAGCGCAAGTACATCGCAGCGGCGGCTAGAAACGTTACGAGTCCCACCGCCACTTGGCGCGGCCAGCCTTCGGGCCCGACCATGCCGAACACCCCGACGGCCAGCGTGGGGATCGCATCGTACCACTTCGGGCGCCAGGTCATGCGCGCTCCCCGGTCTGGCGTAGGGCCCACGGGCAGTCAGTGCTCGGGGCTTGCGGTTGGAGCGCCTGGCCGAAGTTCAGTTGCCGCAGCCACAGGCGCCCCGTGAACAGGACGCGGAAACGTTCGCGCCACGTCAGCGCCCAAAGGGTGATGGTCTCGCGCTCGTTGGTGTACGCGGGCAGCGGCAAGTACGGGGGCTGATTCTCCGCCCATACCTGCGTCTGCTCGGGAAACTCGATGGGCTTCATGGCTCCCCCGGGGTCCCGCGTGGGGCGCTCATTCCAGTTCCCCGGATACTGCGTCAGCGCGAATCGCCAGCGGCCCCGACCACAGCAAATAATGGAGCGCCGCATATACCGCTGACGTGTAGCTGGCACAGCCTTCGCTCATGAAACGGTCTCCATCCACGACGCGCCACACAAGCCCGGTCGCGTCCTTCTCGACGCTCACCCCGTGCTGCGCGAGTAACGGAAGCACGCGGTACTCTAGGACGGTCTCCTCACCATGCGGAGTGCGTCGCCAACGCTTCGGCTGGTACGTGCTCATGGGTCCTCCGGGGTCCCGCGTGGGGCCTCGCGTTCGCGGCGCTGCATGAGATCGTTCAGTAATAGCGCGAGCCGTGACGCCTGCCCGATGGGAAGCGGGCCGAATATCGGCTCGTCGATCGCCTCCGGGGTCGGCAAGATTTGAGTGCGACGCGGGTCTGGCTTACTGAGAAGCACGTATCCGCGCTGCGTGCCCGCTCTATCCGCTTCGGCTTCCACGATCCACGTCATTGCGCCGCTCCGGTCTCCGGGGTCTCGCGTGGGGCCACGAAGTCAGGGCAATCGCACGCTGGCTGCTTGGGTGGACGCCCGGGGACTTCGCAGTCGTATCCGATGCAACGGAACGGGGCGCTCGGGTCGGTCGGTGGAATGTTCAGCGCGTCGTCGAGCCGGTGCCACGAGTCGGGATGTCCACAGCGTTCGCAGATTCTCACTTGCCCTCCTGGGGGGTCCCGCGTGGAGCGGACCCCACCCGATTCAGCGCGTCGCGCACGGCGCGCGCCTCAGGCCCCGAGAGCGGCCATGCGTTCATCGGCGGGTGCGCGTTCTTGCTCACATACCGCTCCGCCTGCGCTAACGCCGCTCGATGAACGTGTCGGGCAGGAGCCCGTCGGGGGCGCTCGCCGGTTTGGAGGCGGCGCACTCCTCACAGACGATGCACGTCACGCCGGGGGTTTCGCTTCCGCAGCGTGGGCAACGCCAACTCTCTCGGGGCGCGTCCCCGGAGTCGGGCAGCGACACGCCGTGCGCGAGCAGCCACTCGGCCAACCCTCTTGCGCGCTGACGGCGCTGGGCGCTGTCATGCTCGTCAAGTTGCCGCTGCGTTGGCGACGCGGTATCGTCCTGAATAGGCGCAAACATCGGATGTGCTCGCAGCAATCGGGCCAGCCGCTCCGGGCCATGCACGGAATCAGTCATGCTTCCGTGAAGTCCACGTAGTACGCCTTACCGAGTGCGAACTGCGCGATGGCGGCGGGGATCGTCCCGTCATACTGCGTGCTGAACTTCAGGGTCTTGCTGTCGGCGCTCCAACTATGCGCCGTGATGCTGCTCAGGATCATCTTTGCGCGAACGCTCATGCGAATCCCTCGTTTTTCTCGACCAAGAGCCACTTTCCATCTTGGCGCTGATAGGTTTCCCCATGAAGCGGGCCGAACAGCGTGGCTCGCCAGTCGTGGTCGGGGTCCTTCGCGGCTACTCGCTCTGCCGTGGCGAAATCCCAAATCTTCCCCATGTCGTCCTGAGGCTCGCGATACACCTCGTCCCCGTCGCGCGTCACGCAGGCATCCCCGAACCCCACAGCAATGATTTTCCCGGGATGCGCCTCGGCTAGAATCGGCGGGCAATTCGCGCACGGATTCGGCTTACCCTCAAGCGGCGGCAACTTCTCCCACGTCATACGTTCTCCTTTTGGGCCGCGGCCGCCAGAAACGCCGCCAGCCCCGCGTCTATCGCAGGCGCCTTCTTGGGCGGCACGTAGTCGCCTGTCGCCACATTCTCTATGCAGCGCGCAATCGCCACGTGCCAGGACGCTTCTACGCAGGCCGCGAGTCGCGCATCGCTCGCCGCGACCCAGTGTGCGTCACATTCGTGCGAGTGCCACCCGACGCTACACCACTGCCCGCACTCGCGGGGCGTACTCGTCCGTACCTGCTGGATCGCCGCCACCAGCCGAGCCTGTAGGTCGGTCATCCGGCCATCACCTTCAGCGCCGAGAACTCGCCAGCCACGGCCCGCAGCGCCTCACGATCGCCCGCCAGGTACGGCTCGACCTCGTGCTGCCGGTAGAGGCCGCCGACGCCCTTGGCACTGTGGCCCATGTAGGCATCCTGGCGGCTGGGCGGGATCTTCGCGAGCTCGAGGAAGTGCGCCCACGTCCGCCGGCCGGTGTAGATCGTGAGGCCCTCGAGCTTCAGCGCCACCGCCGCCTGCGTCAGCGCCGCCTCGAACGTCCGCATGTGGCAGAGCGGGCGCACCGGCGTCACGATCCGCGGAATGATGCGGTCGCGGTCGTCGCGCTTCGTGCCGTGGATCAGGATGCGGTCAGCCTCGACCTCCCACGGGGTCTCCCAATACTCCTTGTTGCCCATCCCCGTGCAGCAGAGCGTCCACCACATCGCCCCGTAGCGGCCGAGCTGCTCGGCGACGGCGCGCGCCACGTCGGGCGGCAGGCCGCTCGTCTTCTTCCGCTTGACCGCGCGGGTGCGAACGCGCGAGACCTGGGCCCAGAGCTCGGAGTACCGGCCCTCGCTCACGTTGTCGCGGATGAACGCCTGGGCGGCCGAGCGGGTGAGGTTGAACATCCGCGGCTTCGCACGCTCCCGGTACCGGGCGAGCATGGCGGGGAGCTCGGCCACGGTCGCCGTCGGCCGACCCTTCAAGACCGCGTGCAGGGCGTACCCGTAGTCCTCGGCGGTCTTCGGGGCGAGCTCGGCCTTCTCAAGCCACGCTTCGACGGCGGCCTTCAGAGGCAGCGCCCGCTCGGGCGACAGCTTCAGGGAGAGGCCCTGGCGACGGAAGGAATTGAGGAGCACGACGGCCTTGATGTGCCCGTCGGCGATCATCCGGGCGAGGTCCTCGCGCCCGGCGTCGTGGATCTCGTCCAGCATCCCCTGAATCTTCTCGAACAGGTCAGGGTCACTGGTGCCACTGGCCCGCCGGATGGAGACACCGGCGACTATCCTCTCAAGTATCCCGCTTCCGCGGGCATTGGATCGGTACATGACTGGTCACGCTCCAGTTCAGTCCAGCCGCGCGCGAATCCTCGCGGCAATCGCCGTGGCGGCGTCCCTCATTCCACGTTCGTAGTCGGTCGTCGCCTCGCCGTGCAGTTTCGCCACGTCCTCGGCAATGGTCTCACAAGCCTCATTCTCGGCGACCTGCTCCTTGCCGACCATCAGACGCCACCCGCCGCACGCGCACGTCCCAGGGTCTCGCTCCGCACGTCCTCGCGGACCTGGCGGATCGCCTTGATCTCTTCGCCGATGTCGTGGTAGATCGTCGTCACGCCCGCCACTCCACGAAGCTGCCTGACAGCCTCCATCGTGGCCTCCGCCCGCTCGGGGTGGAGGTTCTTGTCGAGTACGACGAGGAACGCGGCGACTTCCACAGAGACCCCTTTCGAGTGAAACTCCGCCCCTGGAACCCGTCGAGCCCTTGGATCCGAACGCGCTGGACGCTCGCGTGCTAATCGACGGTACGGCCGTCCCAGGGGCGCTTTCCTAGAACATCGGTTCCGCTGACCCCTTCGCCGGGGCCGCCCGGGCCGGCTCCTCGGCCGGTCCCGGGGCGGCGACTGCCTCCTCGGAGGGTATTTGGGGGGCCAGCTTCTCCTTCAGTTCCTCGGCTCGCTGCTTCGTCTGGTCGGCGACGGCCTGGTTCACCGAGTCGATGGAGTCGATGATCTCGCTCGGCGCCCCGATTTCGCCGGTCTCGCCTCGCGTGTCCAATTCCACGGCCGCCGCCAACTCGGGCGACAGCGGGAGGTACTTGCAGAGGCGACGCACGGCGGTTTTCCGGGCCATCTCTCCGTACCACTTCTTCCAGGTGTCCCCGTCCTTCATCCGCGACACCGCCCGCGCCTTCTCGACCTCACCCCTGGTGAGCACGTCGAAGATCGGCGGCCCCTCCTTCGGGAAGGCGACTGCGTAGACGTGGGTGATCTTCGCGTCGGCCCGGTCTTCCGCGATCGGCTTGTGGTGGATGTGCGGCGCCGTCCCGAGGTCCCAGGAGAACTCGTCGCCCTCGACCACGCACCGGGCCTCGACGTGATTGATGAGCCCCGAGCGCCGGGCGAGCTCCTGGTAGCCGCGGAACTCGATCATCGGGACGCACTCTTTCCCGAAGGCGACGAGCGAGGCCAGCCGGAGGGGCGTGTTCGCCTCAAGGCCGAGCCGCGCCAGGTGCATCACGGCGAACAGCACCGTCTTCGGATCGCAGCTCACGAGGTCCGGCTTCTGGGCCAGCGCCAGCCGCACCCCGCGGATGACCTTCTCGACGTCGGCCTGCGGTGGCAGGACGGCGGCGATGTCACTGCGCGCCCTCTCCAATAGGGAGATTGCGGTCACGGGAGCGACGGCGGTGCCTTTGGTCATCTAGTCTCCAATTCCTGCGCGGACCTGGTACGCCTTGAACACGTCGAACGGCTCGCCCTGTTTCTCGAACTTCGCGAAGGCAACGCGACAATTCTTCAGGCCGTCGAGCAGCTTCTCTTGAAGCGTCGTCAGCATGGCGAAGCCGTTGATGTGGGCTGCCACGGCGATCGCATCGAGCGGCTTCGTCGCTTCCAGCGTCTTCCGGTCGAAGGACTTTCTGCCGCCTTGCTCCGACCAGTAGACCCGGAGGCCGCCGCCCTCGACGGCGCCCTTCTCCCCCATGAGCGCCTGCAGCTTCTCCTTCGCGGAGGCCAAGAGATTCGCCGACGTTTCGCCGAGGTCCTTGGCTTCGAGGTACATCCGCGCCGTCTCGCACCACTCGGCGTCGCTACGGAGGATTAGCTCGCCTCCGCCAGCGGCTTCTTCGGCCTTGGCGAGTTGGGCGACCAGCTCCGGCGTCGTGTTTGGCACCTCGGGCGGCGGGATGCGCTTCTCGACGTGCTGGCGCCAGAACTGCTCCTCCTTCACGATCAGCGCGTCGATGAGGTCGAGATCGCGCTCCACGTCGAAGTGGATGAGCTCCCAGGCGTCGGCGTTGAAGAGGGCGAAGCTGCCCCACTTGTAGCCCGTCACGGCGAGGTTGTGCTGCATCTGCACGATGTAGTGGAGCGGGAGCCCCTCGCGCTTGACCTTCGCGAACGTCCAGATGGCCGGGCACTTGAGCTCGAGTACCCCTGGCCCGCGGGGGTCGTTGAGGATCACGCCGTCAACGTTGCACAGCATGAATGGGTAGCTCTTGTGCGTGGCCTGAGCGTGCCGCCGTGCCTTGCGGCCGGTGAGCTGAGTGTAGAGACGGCGCGCGACCTCTTCGAGGTAGATACCGCGCATCATCTGGGCGTTCGGGGGATCGGGTTCGCGGAGGCCGAGCTTTAGCTCGTAGAGCTCGCGGGCGCTGCGGTAGGGGTTGCAGCCCAGTACGCTCGCCGCGTCGCTGCCGCCGATGCCCAGCTTCCGGGCTTCGATCTGCTCCTTGGTGAGGCCGGACGTCACGCTCGTCGTCATGCCTTCCCCTCGGTGAACTGGCGGTACATCTCGAGAACCTGGCTCAACAGGAACCGTCGGAGGAGTTCGCCCTGATCCATGCCCTTCTGCTGGGCGACCACTCGGACCGCCTGCTTCTCTAGCCGAGTGGCGCGAATCACGATCCGTGCGGCCCGGCGGTTGCGGCGCTCCTTCGGCCCTTGCGCTGTCGCGACAGCCACGATACCGTACCCTCCACGGTTGACCTAGAGACCAGGGGTGACCAAGGGCAACCTACTAGGGGGACCTGGCACGTGTCAAGAGTGCGTTTTTGGCTGTGGAGGAGTGATGGCGAAGCGGAAACCGGAAGTCGAGCGTAGCGAAATACATCGCAGGATGATGGCGGTCGTTCGGGAGCAGGGCCTCACCCAAGCCGACCTGGTACGCGGCACGAGCGCCACGAGCCCCACGGTGAGCGACTGGTTCAACAAGGGGGCCGTGCCCGACGCCGAGAAGCTGGGCCACTTCTGCCGGCTGACGCGGACGAACGCCCACTGGATGATCTTGGGGACGGGGCCGAAGACGGCGCCTGGCGAGGGGGAAACCGCCAGCGACTTGGCCTTCGCGCTCGGCGCCCGCGCCGTCCTCACCGAACTGAAGCGGCTGCTCGGCGGCCTCGAGGTCGCCTACTTCGGGAACCGGGCGACTACTTTAGACGCCGCAGCCCTGGCTGCGATGAAGGTGATCGAGCGAACAAGCGGGCCGTCTCACCGAACGCGGCGTCAGGCACCGTAGCGTTGACCGCGACGTTCGTCGGCGTGAGCAGTCCCTCCACATCCTCCGCCCGCAGTCGCCGGTAGAGCTCATAGACCGTCCCCTGCGGGGTCGGCCGCGCGAGGATTCGGTCCCCCACCACGAACGGATCTAGGGCCCGCGTGACCTCAAACACGGCGACCGTCACTAGAGCCGGCAGTCGAAGGTTCATCGCGCCTCCTTCTTGGCGTTGGCCCGCCAGCGTCGGGTGCGCTGCTTCCCACCAGGTTCCCGCTCCCACTGTCGTTTGCGATGCTCGGCGACGTATTTCCGACGCCGCCCGGTTCGTGGTTGTACGAGTAATCGCCCGCAGCCGCAGGCGCAACGAGAAGGATCAGACTCGGGTGACCGCATCGGTGCCCCTAGGGGGTGGGGTCGGTAGGATACGCGACGCCACGACGAAACACAAGGCACCCGAAAAACCAAACAGCGCCCGCCGGTCACCCGGACGGACGCTGCTGGTGCGGTTACTCGAAGGCGTGAACCCCGATTGGCCGCTCGCACGACGAATCTAGGGAGCTTATTTCCTCGTCGCAAGGAGGAACAACGCTACTTGAGGACGGCCACGATCCCAGCCCCCAGGGCGGCGCCCTTCACGAAGTAGCCCGCCTTGCAGAAGAATCGACAGGGTTTGGGCGGCGGCGGGTAGAACGTCAGCCGCGGCACGCTATCCACCACGAGCGACTTGATCGGGCCGAGCGTGTAGAACTGCACCTGCCATCCCCGCCGTGTGTAGCCCGAGTCTGCCGGCGTCACGGTGAACCCCGCTACGAGCGTCGAGTCACCCACCTGCTCGCCCACCGCGACCGCCGTCACCCCATCCACGCGCGGCACCACGTACAGCGTCTCGGGCACGGTGATCGTGATGCGCTCCGTCACGTTGACCTTGAGCGTGTCGTGCCGGATGCGTGTCACCCACGCGGTGTCGATGACGCGCACGGTGTCCCAGACCGTGCGAATCCGCGGGAGGCCGGGCGTGGTGATGTGTTTCGGGAACACGTTCCGCAACGTGAGCGCCGCGAAGAGCGCCAAGAGCACCCAGCCTACCGTCTTGAGCTTCATGGCGCTACGCGCTTCAGGTAGAGGATGGGCCCACTCGCCGCCGTCAGCTCCCAGCCTTGCGCGCCCAACGAGTCGAGCGCCCGGCTCATCTGCGCGGGGGACGGCGAGTAGAGCACCCGATACTCCCACGCACACGGGCGCGGCTGGCACGCCGCGAGCAGCACCAGCACCGCCAGCCGCTTCATGGCGCCTTCACGATCAGGAGGTAGCCGAACGCCGTGAGCGCCCCGGTCGAGTCGTAGAACGACACGACGCGGTCGCCGGCGGGGAACTTGCCGCGCAGCGGGTAGCGGCGCGGGCCGAAGTCGTAGGGCAGGCTCGCCTCGGCCACCGCGAGGGTGTCGACGAACATCCGGGGCCGCAGCACGAGCATCGGCCCGACGCGTTGCGCGGTGGTCACGGTGACGACGTTCGAGGGCGCGCTGATGTTGGTGGCCGTCCCGAGAGTGCCCGTGTAGGCGACGACCTGGAACGAATACGCGAGGTTCGGGCCGAGCCCACTGAGGACACAGGAGCGCACCCGACCGCCGGCCGCGGTGGAGCCGTAGACGGGAGCGCCGCAGCCGCCGGTGAGGACATCCGGGCGCGAGGCCCAATCATAGGTCGCGGCTTGGCCGAAGCGCACCACGTAGCGCGCCGTCCCGCTCGTGCTCGAGGACACTTCCGTCCAGGTCAGCACCACGGCGCTGTCCGTCACCGCCGACGCCCGCAGGTCGCCGACCTTAGCCGGGAGGAGTGCTGACGGGGGCGGTTTAGGCGTTGGCGGGCCACCGAAGGGTGCCGTTGCCGCCATGCCACCGTTGCCCGGGGACGCAAAGGCCCCGCCCGCCAGCGCCACCATCACGTAGTACAGCGCCAAGGTCCGCGGGCGCAGGATGTCTCTCAGCATTTTGGGGGTCTCCGTAAGAAGGTGGCGATCGTCATCCGCAGCGCCTCGGCATCAATGTCGGGGCCGCGGCGCTCTGCCTCATGCACCTGGCGCACCAACTCCACGATCTGCGGGTCCGACAGGTTCAGCACGAAGCGACTCGCCTTGTTCCAACTGCCCGTCTCCCGGGGCGCGCGGCGACGCCCGCCGACGGAGACCGGCTTCGCCTGAATGGCCGACGACCAAGTGCTCTTCACGGCTGCGCCCCGTTCGACGGCCCCAGGTCCCCAATCCAGATGACCTCGAGCGTCGCTTGGTCGACCGGCGCCATCACCTCCATCAACTGCCGGAACGCTTCGCGGCTCGCGACGACGGCTTCCTTCAAGACGTTCACCTCGCCCGTATCCTCGTCCCGCGCGACGCGGAGCTTGCCGCGCCGCAGGCCCACCCCGATGCACCCCTCGACATCTTCCTCGGTGCAGGCAGGGTGCAACAGGCACCGCGACCGGCCTGGCACGCCGATGATCTCGAACGTCTCATAGCCGTGCTTGTAGAAGATCGTGCGCTGGAGGGTGTAAATCCCCGAGGGGATGCAGGAGATGCTCGGCGCGTTGTCGCGCCAGTCGTCCTCGACCGTATGCAGATGGAGCGGTGCTGGCGGTGTAACGTCAAACTCGTCGGGCAGCACGTGCAGCTCCCCGAACACGCCGGCGGGGATCCGCTCCTTCCGCAGCACTTGCAGTCTCATGCCTGCGGCCCCGCCGGCGGCGTCCCGCTGCCGCCGCGCCAGAGTCGCAGCGCGTCGACGATGAACGTCGGCGAGATGAGCCCGGCCCCGATCCCGAGCAACGCGTACTTCACAACGTCGCTCGGCTGGCGCTCCGCCGGCACGAGCAGCACCAGCGCACCGAAGATCACGAGGAGCAGGAACCCCGCGGCGGTAGTGGGCAGTTTCCAGCGATCCGAACTGCGCGTGAACGTGGTCACTTCGCCCTCCCTTGAGAACGTTTTTACAGCTTCGAGAGCAGTGCCACGAGGCCCAGCACCACCGTCACCACCAGCCCGATGAGCCACCGCTGCGTCGTGCGCGCTAACAGCATCGCCGCGTCGCCGCCAGATTCCTGGCTGCGCGATTCCCGCAGGTCGGCGATCTTTTCCTCGAGCACGTGCACCCGCCGATCCAGCTCGTCGCGCGTCGGCATCCGTCCCACCAAGTCCTTCACGGTATCGCGCCACTCGTTCGCGCCCAACTTGTATTCCTTGTTGGCGAGCTCGACCTTCTCGTTCGCGCGATCCACCGCCGTGATGGCGGCCTTGACCGCCTCCTTGTTGGCGTGGTCGCGCTCGTCGTAGCGGCGGTCCCGCTCGGCCATCAGCTCGCGGAAGGCTCTGAACTCCGCCGCCAGGGTGTGCAGCGTCACGGTCTCGCAATCGTCGCTCATGGAGCCACCGTCGCCGGTGTCTTCCGCTGAATCGCCTCGCGCGCCACCTGCTGCATCTCCCGCCCCAGCCGATCGACTTCCTGGCGCCGGGCGTCGGGGGTGAGTGACTCGTCACGGGATACTTCGGCGATCTCGTGGCGCAGGCTGGCGAGCTCGTCGGCGTAGCCCTTGAAGTCGTCGTAGCGATCGAGGAGGTCGGCGTTCTTGTCCTCGAACGTGTCAAGCTCGTCGAGACGGTCCTCGCGGTTCAGGAGGTCGCGGGTGCTCTTCGCTTCCTGCGCCTGACTCCACGCAGAGTAGAACCGCTCGACGTCCTCGGAGCCGCGGCCCGCCGGCTTCGACACGAAGCCCCGTACACCCGGGATGTCGGCCGCCGTCTTCGAGGGCCGTGGCTCGTTGGGGAGGAGACCGACCTGCTGGCCCCCGACGTCCCCCAGGTCGACCGCCATGCGGCCGAGACCGCCAGTCCAGCCGAACATTAGGTTGTCGATCTTCTGCGGCGACTGGCCGAGCATCCGGCCCAGGCCCTTCGCTACCTCGGACGTCCCCTCAGTGAATTGGTACTGTGGCTGCACGTCTTCGAGGGTGCGCGACACGATCGGCTGGCGACGAAACATGGACCAGTTGGCGAAGTTCTCGATGAGCGGCACCAGCGTCGTCGGGATCGGCACGAGGCTCGACACGTCGCTGCCCACCGTCTGGGTGAGCGCCTGCTCCAGGCCCTTCGGGTCGTGCGTATGCGCCCACTCGAGGATGTGCTCGGGGATGGTGCCGAAGATGATCCCCAGCTCGAACGGCTTCGGGATCTTGTAGTAGGTCCCCCGGAGCTTCACGTGCCAGAAGAGGTCCCGCTCCCACTGTGGCTTCGCCCAATACTCCGGGTCGTCCTTGTTCGCGTAGAAGAGCAGCGTCGAGGGCAGCGTGATCGCCACTCCCGCGCGGGCCGTGGTCCGCACCGGGTGGTCGCGCATCGAGCGCGCGAGCCGGTAGTAGCCCTGCAGCCGTGCGTTCCAGAACGCGGTCATCATCCGAATCGCCTCGGTCTTCGCCCCATGCCGGGCGAAGTCGACCGACACCTCACGCGAGCTGGCCGCCGCCTTCTCGAGGCCGGCCCGGCTCGTGCCCTCCCTCTCCACGCCGCGCGCGAACTCGCCGATGCGCGTCGCGTCCTCGGTCGCGGCCGAGAGCAGCTTCAGGAGCTCGATCGGGCTCTTGATGACGTCCTTCAGGATCTCTCCGGCACCGGGCGGAGCCCCCAGAACGTCGCGCACGCTCTTGCGGAGGCTGTCGCGGTCGAGCTCGAGCAACGCCGCCCGCTCCCCGCCCGCGGCCTTCCACTTCCAGAACAGGTCGTCGCGCTTCAGCATGTGGAACAGGCCGCGGCCCCAATCGAAGCCCGGCTTGAAGCCGTACTCCGACTGCACGAACGCGGCGAGCTGGTCGCGGATCGGGT